AAGGAAGAGGTCGAAGAGATGATCAAGGCCGCCCTCGAATCTATCGAGGACAAGGAAGAAATGTCTGCCGTGAACCCCGAAGCACCCAAAGCCGAGAAGGTAGTGGAAGAGGTCGTGGAGGAAGTGGCAGAAACGGAAGCAGCCCTCGAATTGGCTGCCCTCAAAGCAGAACTCGAAGACATGAAGAAGCAGGCCGCCGAAGCGGGCTTGAAGCACAAAGCACCAAGCGTCCGCCACGAGCCTCTCGACTTGTCGAAACTTACTCTCACGGAGCGCGTCGCCGCCCTCCACAACAAATTCTCATCAAAATGAGCAAATACCAATTCGCCAACGCCACCATCGGCGTGGGAACCTATGCAGGTGAGGCGGCCCGCCCATACGTGGCGGCAGCTATCCTGTCCGCAGACACCATCGCGAACAACTACGTGAGCGTTCTGCAAAACGTCCACAGCAAGGCAGTCCTCCGGAAGTTCTCCGGCGCGGCTATCCAAGCCAACGACGACTGTGCTTTCTCTACCCCTGCCGCTGGTCAGTTGACCTTGGGTGAGTCCGTGTTGACGGCCACCGCTTTGAAGGTGAACGAGCAAGTGTGCAACGAAGACCTCCGCGCTACGTGGGAAGGTGCTTTGATGAACGGCCAAAATTCAGGTGCTCCTGCCGACTTCACGACGTACGTGGCCCAATACGTGGCCGCTAAAGTTGCTGAAAGCATCGAAGGCAACTTGTGGCAGGGTAACTACGACGCAGACGGCTCTGGAGGTGGTTCTGCTACCTACACGAGCTTCGACGGTTTGTGTGAAGTCATCAAGGACGCAGCCGGTTCTTTGGGTTACAATGGCACGGCCGCTGGTGCTTTCACCGCTGACGCTGACGGCACGACGGGTATCTTGACGCACTTGGACGACGCTGTCCACAACGCTCCTTCAACGGTGCAGAGCGACAACGGTTCCGTGGTGTACATGAGCCGCAAGTCGTTGTTCTTGCTCCAGCGCGCTATGGCTGGCCTCGGAACTTCTACCGTGTCTCCCGTGTTCGTTGGCTCTGACCGTCCTTTGACCTACTTGGGCTTCAACATCGTGGCCCCCGCAGGTATGCCAAACGACACCATCGTCTTCGCCAACCCCAACCAACTGTACTTCGGCACCGACTTGTTGACCGACCACATCAACGCGAGCATCTTGAACTTGCGCGACGTGACGGGTGACGACGTGACGCGTGTCATCATGCAGTTCTCTGGTGGAGCGCAGATTGTGGACGCTGGTTCCATCTCTGCCGTTCGCCGCACTTCCTAATTGACAAACCGAGTGACGGGGGGGCTTCGGCTCCCCCGAACCTCACAAACCCCCTGAATCATGGCTTGTAGCCTCACACTTACTGGTCGCTCGCTCCCATGCCGCGATGCCCTCGGAGGGGTGAAGAAGGTTTGGATTGCCACGTCGTTCAACGCTGACGCTACGGTGTCGTTTGTCGAAGGTATGTGGGATGCCGTTGCCTCGGGTGAAATTCCTGATGCCTCTGCCGCCCTCATTCTCAAGGACTACGTGTCACCCAAGAACAGCTCCAGCCTCACGCAAACGGTGAACTCTTCCGTCGAAAACGGCACGGTGTTCTACTCGCAAGTTCTCTCTCTCGTGTTGAACAAGCCCGTCGCGGCCGACATCACCGAGATTCAAAACTTGGCAAAGGGTCGCCTCGCTATCGTCGTCCAAGACAACAACGACAACTACTTCGTCATGGGCCACACTCGTGGTGTTGAATTGACGGGTGGCACGATTGCTTCTGGTACGGCATTGGGAGACCTCAACGGGTACACCTTGGAATTTACGGCAGAGGAGGCTATCCCCGCCCCATTCCTCGACCGTGCTACCGCTGAAGCCCCAACGGGCAGCGTGACCTTCACGACTACCGCATAAGGGCACGACCTTATGACCGCATAACAAGGAGGGGGAGGGCGCAATGCTCTCCCCTTTTTGGTTCAAAGATGATACACCTCACACCCAACTCCGGCACCAACGACATCTACGTCTCACCCTACCAGAGCCGTAAGTTTCTCGCGTCGTTCACCTACTACCTGCTCGTCCTTGAAAACCAAGCGACGGCGGCCTCTTTTGCGTGTGTGTTGAACTGGTCGGAAGACAACGAACGCTACACCCGCGCAAGCCTTCCCACCAATAACGACGACCCCGTCAACGGCGAGTTGCTTATCACCGAAAGCGGTCTCTACACCTTCAAGATTTGGGGCCAAAACTCCGACACCAACCTCGACCCGACCGACGCGTCGGTGGTAGGCATCTGCGAGGTGGGAGCGTGCAAGGTCAGCGACGAACCCGCGTGGACTATTCCTAACGTGAGCATCCCGGATAACGTCATATATTACGAGTGAAATGGAACTACTCAAGCTCAAAGAATACCAAGAACGCTCGTACGCCGAGATTCCCAGCCACGAAGGGTGGGTGCAGTATGGCGACGACAACCTCTTCCCGCAGTACCTCATCGACCTCTACAAGTCGAGCGCGACGCACAACGCCCTCTGCACTTCTATCGCTATGATGATTTTCGGCGACGGTGTACAGGCCAACACGTTGGACGCGCGGCTCAAGATTGAAGAGTGGGGGCTGGACGATGAAATCCGCAAGGCGTGCGTAGACCTGAAGATTCAGGGCGGCTTCGCCTTGGAGGTGGTGTATAGCATCGACCGCACGACCATCTCCAAGGTACGGCACTGCCCCTTTGAGAACCTCCGCTCGGGAGAGGTGGACGAAGATGAGAAGTGCCATTGGTACTGGTACTCCAAGGACTGGGCGGACAAGCGCGAGGAACCCATCGCGGTCCACGCCTTTGATCCTTCCATGAAGAACGAGCACCCGACGCAAATTTTGTACGTCAAGCCGTTCTCTCCCGGTTCCTACTACTACCCCAAGCCCGACTACATCGGGTCCATCGACTACATCGAGCTCGACAAGGAAATCGGGAAGTACCACATCAACAACATCAAGAACGGCCTCGCCCCTTCGTTTACGATTCACTTCAAGAACGGGGTGCCGGCAAGCGAGGAGCGTCGGAAGATTCGCAACGACATCGAACGTCAACTCGCAGGGGCTACCAATGCGGGCAAGTTCATCGTCACCTACTCGGATTCACCCGACCGCAAGCCCGACTTCGAACCGTTCCCCCTCTCCGATGCTGACAAGCAGTACCAGTTCTTGAGCGAGGAGGTTGTGGCGAAGATTATGGTGGGCCACCGCGTCACCAACCCCATGATGTTCGGGGTCATGGTTTCGGGTAAGCTCGGGGGAGGCTTGGAGTTGAAGACCTCGGAAGAGATTTTCGGCGGCGATGTCATCGACCCATACCAGCATATCATGACCAACGCCATCGAGTCCATCCTCGCGGCCGCTGGTACGCCTGACCAAGTGACCCTCTATATGCCAGAGGCAGAAGAGGCCAACGTGGAAGTGTCGTACACGGGTATTCAAATCTCCTCGGCTGTCGACATCATCTCGAAGGTGGGCACCGGAGAGCTTACAGGCCCGCAGGCTGTACAGCTTCTCGTGGCGATGCTTGGCTTTGACCGTGCCACGGCAGAGGGTCTCTTCGAAGGTGTGGTGCCACAAGCTCCCGTCGGACTCAAAGCTCCGGACGAAGTGGTGGACCTCAACCTCGCGTGTGACTTCCTGATTGACTTGGGCGAGGATATGAGCGACGAATGGGAACTCATCGACGCACGAAAGGTCGACTACGATACCGAGGCCGTACAGGATGCTATGTGGACGTTTGCCACGGTTCCTTCAGGCAAGCCACAAGCATCTTCGGAGCAGGACAACGAACTCATCAAGGTACGTTACGCATATATGCCCAAGGTCACGGGTACACCTACGGGTGAGAGCCGCGACTTCTGTGCGCGTATGGTAAGCGCAGGCGACCGGGTATGGAGGAAGGAAGACATCGAAGCGGCCTCACGCCGTGCCGTGAATCCCGGATGGGGGCCAAATGGAGCCGATACCTACGACCTGTTCCTCTACAAGGGAGGAGGATCTTGTCAGCACTTTTGGGAGCGTCGCACCTACCTCCGCAAGAACAACAAGAAAGTCAGCGTCAACCGCGCCCGACAAATCATTCGGGAGGCGGGACTCGAACCAATCCCCACGAACGACCGCAAGGTTGCACAGCGTCCCCGCGATATGGCAAACCGTGGCTTCCTTCCTTCCAACAAGGCCGCCCGTAACATCTCAACACCACGCTAATGGCACTACAAGCAGAAGTCCTCTTTGTCAACCCTGACTACATCAAGCGCATCACCCAACTCAACGGTGGCGTGGAGGATGCGGTCATGGTTCCGGCCATCATCTTGGCACAGGACAAGTACCTCCAACAATACCTCGGCACAGACCTCCTCAACAAGCTCAAGGCCGACATCAGCGCAGGAACAGTGGCGGGTGCGTATGCCACGCTCCTCGACTCGTACGTTCGCAAGGCGACGGTCTGGTGGTCGATGGTTGAGATGCTCCCCAACCTCTACGTCAAACTCGACAACGGGGGCCTCGTTATCCGTACAGCGGAGAACACCCAAGCAATCGGCCCCGACGACCTCCACCGCGAGATTGAGAACGCACGGCAAAACGCGCAATTCTACACGACGCGGTTGGTGGACTACCTCATG